ATCGTAACGATTGCCTGCACCGCCGCCGGAATGAGCTGCGGCAAAGCGGAGCCGATGCCCTCCACCAAGGAAACCACCAGCTGAACTGCAGCATCTACCAGAAGCGGCAGGTTATCAATCAGAGCCTGCACGATGGTCATAATGGCGCTGACAGCTGCCGGAATCAGCTGTGGCAGCAAAGTCAAAATCGTGTTTAGTATCTGTGTGAAAAGCTGGGTCACCGTATCAAGGAGCGAAGGCAGAAGGTCTGCAAAAGCGGTAAGGAGCGCATCCGTTACCGTTGGCAGGACCTTGACCATATTCTCAATGACGGGAGTGACATTCTTTATTACATTCTGGAGTGCGTCCACCATGTTCTGGCAGAGCATATTCATATCGGCATTGGCATCACCGAAACCGACCAGCATATTCTGGAGTGCTGCCTGCAGGGAGTTGATGGAGCCGGAGATGGTGTTTTCTGCTTCGGCAGCAGTAGCACCAGCAATGCCCATGCTATCCTGAATCACATGGATAGCCTCCACCACATCAGCGTAGGAGTCGATGTTGTACTCAATACCGGAAATCGCCTGAGCATCGGCCAGCAGTCGTTCCATTTCGGTTTTCGTGCCGCCGTAGCCCAGCTTCAGGTTGTCCAGCATGGTATAGTTTTGCTTGGCAAATCCCTGATACGCATTCTGGATGAGTTCCATGTCGGTACCCATCTTATTGGCGTTATCGGACATATCCGTAATCGCCATATCTGCGTATTTGACCGCTGCCTCTGTGTCACCGCCAAGGGAGGAGATCAGGGATGCGGAGAAGGAAGTGACCGTCTCCATATAGTCGTTTGCCGACATACCTGCTGTTTTATATGCGTTGGCAGCGTAGTTCTGCAGCTCCTGAGAGGACTCCTTAAAAAGGGTATCGACACCGCCGACCAGCTGTTCATAGTCGGCATAGGCGGCAATGACCTCTTTGCCAAGAGATACAGCCGCCGCACCTGCCGCCACAGCCACAGCACCCATCGCTGTGCCGATACCTTTTAAGACGCTACCAAACTTCTCGAATTTGCCGGACGATTTATCTGCAGCATCACCGGCATCGTCGATTTCTTCTTCCATATCGTCGGCGCTGTCGGCAACATCGTCCATTTCACGCTCGGCTTCATCCAAAGCCGTATTATTGCGGTCCAGCTCACGCTCCATATCGTTCAGGGCCGCTGTTGCATTGTTTAGCTGAATCTGCCAGCTCTGTGTTCTGCGGTCATTTTCACCGAAGGACTCAGAGGCATTGGCGAGTGCAGCACGGAGCGTTTCAATTTTCTGTTTCTGTGCCTCGATTTCCTTATTCAGCACTTGGTTTCTGGCCGTAAGTGCCTGCACGGAATTATCGTTTTTATCAAACTGCGAGGTCACGACCTTCATTTCCGAGCCGAGTACCTTAAAGGACTGGTTGATTTCGGACAGTGCCTTCTTAAATTCCTTCTCGCCCTCAAGACCAATCTTCAGACCGAAATTATCCGCCATCAAACCACCTCCTTAGATTCCGTCCGGGATAATGTCATCGATATACATTTCACGCTTCGGTTTTGCCATGCCGTGATACTGCTTATGGCATTCCCAAAGGTCCAGTAACAAGCCAAACGGCATCAACCACACCTCATCCTGTGAAAGATGAAGATGGGCGATGCCGTAATAGAAAAGTCGAGTAAATAACTCCTCGTCACTTACTCGACCACTGCGTTTTTTGAATCCACCTCGCTGACCACATTGCGCTTGGTGCCTTTGTACAGGGCCTCAGTGATTGCCACCTTATAACCTGCAAGGTCCAAAGGCGTGGTCAGAAGCTCCACCAATTCCTCGGTGAGCAGGTCACGCTGGCTGTCTTTGTGTTTCAGGTTGTGAATGAGAATGGACTGGTTTGCCAGAAGTGTGATGAGCCAAACGATCTCGCCAATGGCCATCTCGAAATTCTCACTCTTCATGAGCTTATCGCCCAAGTTCTCAAGGCCACCGTAGCGGCCAGCGATCTCCTTGGTAGCTTTTGTGGTGAGGATAAGCTCGTATTCCTCACCGCCGATTGTAATATTTGCGCTGCGTTCCGTAACCATTTATTAGCCCTCCTCAGTAGTAGTGATAACAGGCTCATAGACCTGCTTGTACCAGTTGGTGATGGTGTCGTTTGCCACACCGGTATCGCCTTCGGTGACTTCTGCCTTCCAAGGATGCTTTCCGCTGGCGTCTGCCTTATTGCGGGTAAGAACGGTGCCTTCGATGGTAGGAGTGGAGAAGGTAATGCTGTCGCCTTTGGTAGCAAGGTTAGTAGCAGGGATACCGAATTTTACACGGTACAGCCAGTAATACTTGTACTTGCCGTTGGACTTCTTCGCACGGAAACCGATAGCAACAGGAGTGCCGCCATCCTCACCGCCGGAAATCAGCACATGGTTATCGTCGATGGTAGCGCCGGTCAGAACAGAAGCAGCAGTAGCACCGATATCATCAATGCCCAAAGCCAGAGTGCCGGACTTAAACTCCTTCACGATTTCAGCAGCGCCATCGTCCGCATAGAGCGTAGCTTCAGCCAACTCCACGGAAAGCTCTGCAGAGATTGCCTTTGCCAGCTGGACCGGAGTGTCATAGGTTTCTTCGCCAGCTTCGTCCTCGGCAATGGCTGCATAATACAATTTATCAAGACCAATCGTAGCCATAATCAATCCTCCAATTCATAAGATTTCGCCACATCAATGGCGTAGTGGTGGTACCCGGTATCGTTTTCACGCTCGATGTACCGTCTGTCAGTTATGGTAAAATCCGAAGCCAAGAGGCTGCGGACGATACCGTTTTTTATTTTTGTGTAGTTGCCCTTAGAAAAGAGCGAGAGCCTCGCCTCCTGCACATCGAAGCCGGGAGCATTGTCGGCATGCAGCTCGAAGGTGTCCGTCAGCGGTACGATAACCACATAGGTCTCTGGTGCCGTGCCTTCAAATACGCCCGTTTCCACAGGAATGGAGAGGCCCTCAATCAGTGTCTTGCATTCGGATAACACGCTCAAAGTTTCTCCACCTCCGTTTCAAAGGCCTGTTTCATGGCCTCAATGCATTGCTTCTTGGATGCAGATTTGGCAGGCTTCAAAAACGGCTTTGCAGGCTGACCGCTTTTGCCATATTCGATGATATTGGCAAGCTGGGCATTGCTGCCGCCATCACGCCTCGGCTCGGAAAAGCCGACCTTGATATTGAAGTTGCCGTTGCGGTCCATTTTTACACCGGTCAGGCCAAGAGAAGATTCCAGCTCACCAGTGGATCTGGAATCATACTTGGTGCCGTTGCCGATGACCGAGGCGAGATTGCTTTTGGTTTTCTCCAGTACCACCTCGCCACCGGCCTCCAGCACCGTTTCCGCAATAGAGTCAAAGCTGCTTCCAAGACGAGACATACGCTCCAGAAATTCATCGGGCATTTTTACATCAACTCGTGCCACTGGAAACGACCTCCTTTGCCAAAACCTCAATGTACATGCCACGGCCTTTTACATCCTCCACAGAGGTGATTTCAAATCTGCCATCTTCGCAGACGATCACCATTGCCGTAGTGACTTTCAGGCCCGGAATGACACGAAAGCGGAACAGGTCGGTGGCATCAGAGAAGGTGCTGCGATTGGCCCATTGCTCTGTGCCGTGCCGACCTTCCCTGTAGGCCCTGACGGAAGCGACGACCACATCCGTAATGGTGGAGAAGCCTTCCTCATCAAGGACCTTTTGCTTCTCCACGATATCGATAAAGGTGTTCATTTTGCCAAAGCTCATATCACACCTTCCAATCTCGGTCGAGGCGTAGGAGCAGGTTTACGGTGTTCCATACCTGCTGACCGGCTTGCACATTATCCGCAAAGAAACCGCCGGTGGAACCATCTCTGGATTCATAAAAATGCGATGCCAGCATGATCACTGCCTGTTCCGTGGTGGCTGGCATCGTATTTTCTGTGTAGTAACCTTCTGGGATATGCTGATAGCTCTCCGCATAGGAAACGGCGGCAGTGATGAAACGCTCAATCAGCGCATCATCCGCCGTATGCTCCAGAATCAGATTT